AGCGTGCCCTTGCCCTTGTAGAGCGCGAGGTAGATCAGTCCCATAGGTTCACCACTTGGCGTTGTTCGGCTTGCGGGGCGGCATCCGGCAGGTTGATTGCGGTGCCGTGGGGAATGACTGGGCCGATGTCGGCGAGCCCGGGGTTGGCGTCCAGAACGGCCTCGGTGACGCCAGCCGTGCGGCCGTAGTACCGCCAGCAGATGGCGTCGACGGTGTCGCCCTGGTTGGCGATCACGGCGACCATCAGATGAGTTCGACCGTGGTGTGGCCGACGCCGAGGATGTTCCGGATCGCCCAGCGGGCGTCGCGGCGGTATTCGTCGACGGTCGGGGTCAGGGCATCGGCGCGTTCGGCACCGTCGCCTGTGGTGCTGTAGTCGCGGTAGCGCTCGGCCAGCTCGGCGCCGACGCTGCAGGCGATCGCGCGGCGGTAGAGGTGTACGAGGTAACTCTCGCCCTGGAGCTGCGAGGCGGGTACCGCGGCCAGGTTGGCATGGCCTTGCTCCTGACGCGCGCGGCGGTAAAGGTCCAGCTCGCGGTTGACTTCGATCAGGGCGTTAACGGTGGCGACCTCAAGGCGGGCATCGGTCACGCTGCCGTCCAGACGCAGGGCATCGCGCAACTGAGCACCGTCCAGGTCGGGAAACCAGCCGTCGTTGGTGATGGGGAACGGGGCGGCGGTTGCGGTGGCGTTGGTGGCGATGAAGGCGCTCATGGTCGCGGCTCGAATAGGTCGGCGGTGGTCGGGGCTTCACAGCTGGTCCAAGGAGAAAACCTGCTGATCAGCCCCGAGCCGCCGGGGTGCGTGGGGACGCTCAGTTAGCGGATGGCGCGCCGGTATCGGTCGTGCTCGGCTCTGCGTTCGATTCGCCGGCACCCTGGTCGGGGTTGGGCTGGTCGTTCGCTGGTGGCTCACCGGTGCCGGTGGTGGCTGGCTTGCTTTCCGCGTGTTTCTTGAGGAGGCGATCGACGCGCTCCAGGTCTTTCTTGGCGCCGCACTTGTCGTGCAGCTCGATGGCGCGCACCAGGTACTTGTGCGACATCTTCAGCCACTCGGCTTGTTCGGCCTGTTCATCGATCGCACCGGCTGCGGTGGCGTTGGCCCGGCCGATGGCGAGATAGAGCTTGGAGCGGGCCTGGTCAGGCATGTCCTGCTCATCGGTCATCGAGGCGGTGCGTAGCAGCAGGCCCAGCTCGAAAGTGCCGTCGGCTTTCTGAGTTTTGAGGGCGGCCTCAGCCACTTCCTCCGCGATCAGGCAGCCGGTGGTGCGCTCGAACCGATCCGGCATGCTCATGCCGTGCTTGAGCACGTACTCGGCAATATCCAGACCACCGGCATAGTCACCGACGTCGAGACGCCAGAGCATGATGGTCGTGAGCACATCGTCCTGGGCGCCGCGGCCAGCGGACAGCACGCCGTCCACGTATGGGCCGTAGGCTGGCAGCAACTGTGCTTTGAGCGCGATCTTGCCCTCGGTGGACTGGATCTGGCTCAGGCGGTGGCGGTCCTGGTGCAGTTGGGCGAGTTGCAGTTCGTAGGCGTTGGCGCCGTCCATTGTCATGGTGGGGCCAGCTACCGCAGCGGCGGCAACCGCTGCGGAGATGGTCTGAAAGCGCTTGCGGGCATGGCTCATCGGTCAGCTCCTCAGACGAACTCGATGTTCTCGGCCAGGGTCGCGCAGCCCAGATCTTCGATCACATAAGCGTCGTTGACCGACTCGTAGTTCTCGATGCGATCGCGCTTCGCGTTGTCCTCGACCTGCCGGCGGCGAGTGCCCTCCTGCCAGTAGATCGACAGGTTGTCGAGACGGGTAACCATCAGCCCGGTGGCTGGGAAGAACGGCACGCGTACCGCGGGCACGCCACCCAGGCGCTTCTGGCTCATGACGACGTCAGCTGCCAGCTGCTCGGAAGGCGCCTGCTTCTGGTTGACCAGCGGGAAGTACTTGTCGGCCAGCAGTTGGCGGCCGCAGATCACTACGAGATCCGGATCTTCCTGGTACCACGGCTCGATCATTTCGTTGATCAAGTCGAAGACCAACGCATCCAGGTTGGCGTAGTCGCCGGTCTCGCCGATACGGATCTTGCCGCTGGCTGCCACGACCTCACTCATTACGCGAGAGGCGTTCTCGACCCGCATTTTTTCCAGCCAGCCGACGTTGACATCCTGGCGCAACGGATTGGTTGCTGGATTGGAGGTGGCGGCGCGGGAGGTGCCGTTCCAGCCGATCATGATGCGATCCAGCGCCTGGCGCTTGAGGATTGCGTCGCGGATGCGAGCCTGGAAGTCCTGGAACTTCGACCAGGCGTCCAGCTTGGCGTAGGTGATATGGGTGTCGAAATTGGTCTGGGTGCAGAGGTAGCTGCGGTCATCCAGGGCAGTCATGTCCTGAGTGGCGCGGTCGGTCGTGGTGGTGTTGGTGGTGCTTGCAATCGGACCCGTCACACCGAGCCCGATCAGCTCGCCGGCCTGCTCCTGCACGCCGTACATGTTGATGCGGGTCAGGAAGTCGCTGGACTCCTGAATGCGGGTTTCAAGGCGCTGGGCCACGCTGGGCTCAGCGGTGAATTTGGTGGTGACGTCGGACACGCCATGCAGCTGGGCAAGCTGCTGCAGATAGGCGTTGTAAAGGGCACGAGTTTCGTTGCGCATGGGTCTCTCCGGGTTCTGGGGCTGGGCTTGTCCGTTTCGGGTGTCAGCAGTCGGTGACGATGCGGCCGTCACCGCCGGCAACCGGCGGGCGCTGCCTGAACTGCGGGTTGTTCGGGGTAGTTGGCGCCGGGGTTTGCTCCAGCTTCTTGATCAGGTCGGCGAACTCGGTCTCCAGCTTGGCGAAGCTGGTCTCCAGGCTCTTGCGAGCGGTCTGCTCTGCAGTGAGTGCCTCGGCCTGATCGGCGGAGTGCTTGGCGATGGCTTCCAGGGTTTCGGCCAGCTCACCGAACTGCTCCTCGGTCTGCTTGCCCTTGCCCAGCAGCTCGCTGACCTTCTTGAACAGGCCGGCAACCTTGGACGGGGTGTCGTCGATCTCTTCGAATTCCAGCTCGGCCGGCTCGGCGGCGGTGAACAGGTTGTCTTTGTCCTGCTTTCGGCTGGTCAGGGTGCCGTGCTTGGCGCTGAACTCCAGCGCTTCGGTTCCCAGGCTCGCGGGGCTGTCGGTGACCGCCAGGCCGACCAGGTAGGCCTTGCCGGTGTTGGCGAACTTGGGCTGGATCTCCATCGAGGTGTAAATCTTCTGGCCCTTCTTGTTCAGGGTCAGTAGCGCCTCGTTGGGCTGGATCTGGGCGAGCAGGGCGAGCTTCTTCGCGCCGTTGATCTCGACCTCTTCGGTTTTCAGGGCGAGCACATCGCCGTAAGCGCCGAACTGCGAGTCGGGCGACAGACCCTTGATGTGCTCGACGTTGATGCGCGCGCCGTAGGTGTCGCGGTTGTAGCTGGCGGCCATTTCCTCCAGCCAGCTGCGTTCGATGGTGCGACCGTCAGTGGTCGCGCCTTCGACGCCGATGCGGAACATCTTGGAGCGGAATTTTTTGCTGTTGCCGGCCATGCGGGCTGTCCTCGACTGTTGGCTGCTGGGCAGGTAGTGAGGGCATGGTCGACAGCCCGCGCTGCGCGGGCAATTCGCGCGCCCCGGTCCTGCGGCACGGAAAGGAGGCCGGGGGAACACATACGCGGCCGCGCGCCCTGTACTGGCGGGACGTACAGGACGCGGGAGTAACGACTCGCGCGCGCGAACGGCAGCATCGGCGCCATGAATGCACCGACCGTTGAAATTCCCGTCCAGGATCCACGCCGCACCGCTCGCCATCTGTACTGGATGGGGTGGCGGGTCACGGATATCGCCGATTTCCTGGAAGAGAAGGAAAAGACCGTCCACTCCTGGAAAACCCGGGACGAATGGGACCGGGCGGACAACGTCGAGCGCATCGGCGGGGCGCTGGAGGCTCGGCTCGTGCAGCTGATCCTCAAGGACGGCAAGACCGGCGGAGACTTCAAGGAAATCGACCTGCTGCACCGGCAACTGGAGCGGCAGGCGCGGATCCAACGCTTCCAGGACGGCGGTACCCAGGCGGAGCTGAATCCGAACCTGGAGGCGCGCAACGCCGGGCCGAAGAAGCCGCCCAAGCGCAACGAGTTCGACGAGGGCGAGATCGAGCTGCTGGAGGAGGCCTTCCGCGACAGTTGCTTCGAGTACCAGCTGGACTGGTACCGGGCGATAAACATGCGCACGCGGATGATCCTCAAGTCACGCCAGATCGGCGCGACCTTCTACTTCGCCCGCGAGGCGCTGATCGATGCGCTGCTGACGGGGCGCAATCAGATCTTTCTTTCCGCGAGCAAGGCGCAGGCGCACCAGTTCCGCAACTACATGCAGGCGTTCGTCCAGGAGGCGCTGGGCCGGCAGCTGACGGGCGACCCTATCGTGCTGGCCAACGGCGCGGAGCTGCACTTTCTCGGGACCAACTACCGCACAGCCCAGGGGCGCAGCGGCAACTTCTACTTCGACGAATTCTTCTGGGTACATGGCTTCGATGAGCTGAACAAAGTCGCCTCGGGCATGGCGCTGCACAAGAAGTGGCGCAAGACGTACTTCTCGACGCCGTCGAGCATGGGCCACCCGGCGTACAAGTGGTGGACGGGCGAGCGGCTGAACAAGGGCAAGCCGGCGGCGCAGCACGTGAAGATCGACCTGCGCCACGACACGCTGGCCCCGGGCAAGCTCTGCCGTGAGGACAAGATCTGGCGACAGATCGTGACGATCCTCGATGCCGAGCGCCGCGGCTGCGATCTGTTCGACCTGGATGAGCTGCGCTTCGAGTACAACGCGGAGCAGTTCGCCAACCTGCTGATGTGCGAGTTCGTCGACGACGGGGCGAGCATCTTCCCGCTGACGATGCTGCAGCCGTGCATGGTGGACAGCTGGGTGGAGTGGGGCGAGGACTACAAGCCCTTCGCGGCGCGCCCGCTGGGCGACCGGCCGGTGTGGATCGGCTACGACCCGGCCGAGACCGGCGACAGTGCGGGCATGGTGGTAGTCGCGCCGCCGGCGGTACCGGGCGGCAAGTTCCGCCTCCTGGAGCGCCATCAGTTCCGCGGGATGGACTTCGCGGCCCAGGCCGAGGCGATCCGCCAGGCCTGCAACCGCTACTGGGTGACCTATATCGGCGTGGACGTGACCGGGCTTGGCTCGGGCGTGGCGCAGCTGGTCCGCCAGTTCTTCCCCAACGTGACCACTTTCAGCTACTCGCCGGAGGTGAAGACGCGCCTGGTGCTCAAGGCCTATGACGTGATCCGCAACGGCCGGTTGGAGTTCGACGCAGGCTGGACGGACGTGGCCAGCTCGCTAATGGCGATTCGCAAGACGATCACGGCCTCGGGCCGCCAGATGACCTATACCGCCGGGCGCAACGACGAGACCGGCCACGCTGACCTGGCGTGGGCGCTGTTCCACGCCCTGCACAACGAACCGCTAGAGGGGCAGACCTCGGCGAACACTGGATTCATGGAGATCTGCTGATGAGCGAACTGATCACTGCCCCCGCCGCTGGCGTGGAGGCCTTCACCTTCGGTGACCCGCTGCCGGTACTCGATGGGCGCGAAGTCTTCGATTATCTGGAGTGCTGGCTGAACGGACGCTGGTACGAACCGCCGCTGGCGCTTGATGGACTGGCGAAGTCGACCCGGGCGAGTGTGTTCCTGCAGAGCGGTTTGAACTTCAAGCGCAACATGCTGGCACGCACGTTCGTTCCCCATCGTCTGCTGAACCGCCAGACGTTCGAGCAGTTTGCGCTGGACTGGCTGTGGTGCGGCAATGCCTACCTGGAGAAACGACGCAACATGCTCGGCCAGGCGCTCGGCCTGCTACCTCCGTTGGCAAAGTACATGCGCCGCGGGGCGGACCTGGAGACCTACTACCAGGTGCGCGGGTGGAAGGATGAGCATGAGTTCGACCGCGGCAGCATCTGTCACCTGCGCGAGGCAGATATCAACCAGGAGGTGTACGGCTTGCCGGAGTGGTTGTCGGCACTGCAGTCGGCGCTGCTGAACGAGTCGGCCACCCTCTTTCGGCGCAAGTACTACCAGAACGGATCGCACGCCGGCTTCATCATGTACATGACCGACGCAGGCCAGAATGAGGCGGACGTCGACGCGCTGCGCCAGGCGTTGAAGTCGGCC